CCCGCAAGGGGTTCTCTTAAGACCTATCTACCAAGATAGGAATTTCACAAGGAGGTTTCCTTATGTCAGTGTATACCCGGAAAAGAAGCCGTGGCGGATTTTCCAGCGCCGAAGTTAGAAAATATTCTAACTCGCCGTCTGGATCTGCGCCGTCCGAAACAGTCTTTTGGACTGAACCCGGACGAATTGGAGAGTCAGAATCTATCTGGGATAATCCTCATCCCGGCTATCGCAAACGCGCTAGTCGTGGTGAAATTATCATGGGTGAACTCTTGCTCTCCTCGGTTTCTGTCAAATGCAGCAATGGCCATTTTCAGCTCGGCCCCCTTGATGATTGGGGCGTGTCTGAATTATCTGGCGACTTAGCTGCTATGGGCGGGACACTGCTGGATCGGGGCGAAATCGATGCTGCGGGCTTAAGAGCCCTTGACATCGCTGTAAACAAGGCGTACGCCAAAGTTTATGGTAGCCCTGTCCTCATTGGAGAGTTTGCTAATGATTTTAAGCAAACTATCTCCATGTTGAGGAAACCATTCAGTTCTGCGACAAAGCTTATTGCTGACATTGCGTCCAGCAAGAGGCGGCGTCTAAGACTGAGTTCCGGTCGTAACGCTCTCAAGGCTGCTTCAGATGCCTGGTTAGAGTACCGTTACGGCTGGAAACCTCTTATACTTGATTGTCAGACGACAATCGACCAGGTGAGTAAAATTCACCAAAAGTATACGAGGAAGCACCTTGTGGCTCGGTCTTCTGAGTCTACGTCCGTTTCACGGACTAAAGACTTTCAGGGGACCGGCTTTGGCAGCTGGCCGAATTTGTCCAGCTATGGTCAGGCTACTGGCAAAGGTTTTGCCACGGCCAATGCAGGTGTGATGTACACGGTTAGTAATCCCGTGGATCCCGGTGAGGCTGCGTCGCGCATCTTTGGCACTTCTGCCCGAGATGTACCCGCAACCGTCTGGGAGATCATACCCTTCTCGTTCGTCGTTGACTGGTTTGTTGGGGTCGGCGATTGGATTCAGGCTTCTGTGCCTAATCCAAGCGTTTCTGTATTGACGAGCTGGGGAACCAGGGTTGTAGACTGGGGCACTTCTTGTGCTCCTGAGTTCTACTATCCCGCTGGTCTTTCACCTCATCATACAGCCCCAACGATTGCGAAAGTCGGAGAGCTCGAAAAACATGAGCACTACGTCATTCGCAATATTGGCCTGTCACCGTCGTCCACCCCCCCATTGAAATTCAACGGACTTTCAATGGTACAAACTACCGATGCCCTTTCCCTTCTCAGCCAGCAACTTCTTACTGGTTTAAAAGGACTGAGGCATTAGGTGATTCCTAAGGAGGAATCTATGGGACTGAAAAGTATGTCTCTGCTCGCCGGTGCAACGATTTCTGCATCAGGTGGTACGCCCATCGAGTTCGCCGAAGACGGCGTCTCAATTAACGGAGGTTTGCATCTTATGATCCCCGAAGACGGAGATTATACGACTCGACGCCAGGCTACGGTTAAATACCGTCCGCCTACGTTGAATGCAACCACCGGCGTTTATGGAAAGGATAAGAAGAGTATTTCATTGACTCTTCCATTAGTCCTTGCCAGCGGCAAAATTGTGTTTAACACAATCCGCCTTGAACGCGAAGTTCACCCGGAGCTTGACTCGGATGTTGCTCATCAATTAAATTTGATTGGTGCTCAACTTCTGATATCAAGCGACGCTGGTAACTTCTGGGCCTACGGATCTCTATCTTAGAGACCCGTTCTTTCTACTTACCCATCCAAAGGAGGTAGTATGAAACGTACCCCGTGTCATCCTGAGAAAACTTTCTCAGTTGACAAAATGATGCGGAATCTTGCATCATCCCTTGTCAGGGACTTCCGAGACAACTTATCGGATCCTCAGTTTTGTAGAAGTTTCGAGCGCGCTTTGCGCGTCGGAACTGTAACTGAGGTACGAGAGTTGGCACCGACAGCGAACGACGAGATGTCAATTGCCGAATTTAAGGCAACATATCAAGTCGCTTCGCTAATGAAAAGGTATAGGTTCGAAAATGATACCTATAGTGACGAAGAGCTCAAAGAAATGAGTATAAACTCATTCTTTGACACTCAGTGTCGACTAGCTAATGTGGATCTTGACTCTATCTCAACAGAATGTGATAGGATCTTAACCCACGCTGCTAGCTACATTGCCAAGACTCTTGGCCCGTACTGCGGTGAAACCCACCGCACCTTATGTCGGTTCGGAAGGCGAGCGTCGGTTGGGATTCCTGCTCGGGCTGCTTCTGAAGCAGCCCGGTGGGAACTCCCAATTTCCGGCTCTCCTGAACAGATTTCATGGTTTGACTCAGAGATGAGTCAAGTTGACTGCGTCCAGTCTTATTGGGCGAGACAGCTAGGTAGCGATCCTAACCGATCCACCTACAACGAAATCAGTTCACTGGCACTGACGCTAGTCCCAAAAACGTTTAAGTCTTTGCGATCGATCATGCCCAACACTACCATTGGCTCATACCAGAGCTTCGGTCTTGGTGAGATGATCCGTAAGGCTTTGAAACGGAAAGGCTATGATATCCGATATCTTCAAAAGAGACATCGATTCTTAGCTTGCCAGGGGTCCAAGCATTCAAACTTGGTTACCGCTGACTTGTCGAGTGCTTCTGACAGTATTACTGTCTCACTCGTGAAACGTTTATTCCCGGCCGACTGGTTCGATGCATTGAATCAGTCTCGGATAGGGTACGTTTCAGTTCCCGATGGCCGTATTATAGAAAGCAAAACTTTCTGTACTATGGGTATCGGGTTCACGTTTCCGCTTCAGACGTTAGTCTTCCTGAGTCTTCTGAAAGCTATTGAGCACCGCACGTATCATAAGCGGGCTCGACGTACAATATCTGTGTATGGCGACGATATGATTTATCCGTCGCATATGCACAGTAATGTTGTCCGTTACTTTTCAGAGATTGGCTTTGTGATTAATATTGATAAAACATATCACGAAGGCAATTTCAGGGAGTCCTGTGGTGGTGATTACTACCACGGGGTGGACGTTCGGCCGTTCCAACCCAGGAACGGTTCGGCACACGTAAGCAGGAGAGCTTACGAGGCCGTACTCTATAAAACTGTCAATGGTTTATTGGCACGTTGGACCGAGTACGAGATCGGGAACACTCTTGATTTTCTGCTATCAGAGTTGGAATTAATCACGGACAAAGTTAAAATTGTCCCTGGTGATTTCCCTGACTATGCAGGAATCAAGTGTCCTAATCTTTCGCACTGGGATTTCCTAGCGCGGACCATTGTTGCTAAGCCAAAGTATATTGGTCATGGCTTGTACCGCTTCTCGTATATCGGCTTAATTTGCCGTGAACGAGAGGAGGTACGACATGAACCATATCTTTGGCTCAGACTTGGCGGACAGCGAAACAATATCATCTATTACCATGATGATGCGTCAGCTGTCCGAGATACTGGTACACCTATTCAAGATCATATCGATCAATTGGTAGGTGTAACAGTGGGCGAATCACAACTCGTAACACGAGATGTGACACCGATCAAGACGATTCGCTCTTCATTGAGCGGTCGTCGCCTACGCCGTACATCGACTTATGTGACGGTTAGTCATACAAGTCGTTACATGCGTCAGTCCGGAGTCTCATGTTTCTTGAGACCCGT